ATTTATAGCTTCTTCTTCTTCTTTATACTTTTCTACTAATGATTTGTAATCTTTAGTATTCAGTATAGGTGGCAAATTAGAATTGTTCATTGTTAATCTTCCTCCTCAATTAGATCTTCTTTTTGTGAATCAGTTAATGGAATTAATCCATCTTCAGTGATAATAAATCCTGGAATACTTAGGAAATACATTGTTAATTACCTCGGTGAATTTGTTCGGTTGATAGGAAATCTGCACCCTGTCTAAGTATCTCACTCGTTGCGTTTCTTGCATCTGGTGAGTTATATAAAAGGAACGCAATTACACCTGCTAAAATATATTTCATTTGACCTCATAGTAATCATCGTTGTAAAGATATGAGACTGAATTGTCATCATAACCTATAAACATTTCATCAAATAGTTTGCTCCCAAATTGTGCATAACTCTTGCAAACTTCTCTGTATTCAGTTGTAGTTAATGTACGCATGGTAAGTAATAATTAAGGACAGAAAAAAGAGGTGCAAATGTTATGCAACCTCTAGGGAATCTGTATCTAACCATAGTATCATTCCATCCCAGAAACTTTGAGTTGAATTGTTGTAACTAACGAACCAATCAAACTGTTTTTGGAATACTCTGCAACCGTATTTTACCTCTTCTAAAATAGCATTTAGTCTTGATTTTGTAGTCACTGTTTGATAACCACAAGAGTCAATCTTTAACGCATTTGTTGAATGATCTAGGGTTGCAATTTGATGACCATGTAGATAAACAGAAGAGCAATTTGTGTTTGAGTTGTAGTTAACTTGAGTGTTAGAACCTGACCAGTTGCCTTTGTTGCTTAGTGCGAAGTTCATTTGTCTTTCAAGTTTTCTCATAAAATGCTTTGTTATCTTACACTATTATAACACTTTAATGGTCCCCCCGAATATATCCCTTCTAAAAATCTTTATAGTTTGTTATAGTTTCTCGAACAAACTGCACAGAGTTAGTTATATAAATTGCTACTTTCAGACCTTACTAAGTGTTACGAATTATAGACAGATTACGGTTTGATTGTTTATAATTAAAGGGCGAAAAAAAATCGCTTTCGCATCTCGTTCTGTGAGATGTGCAGCGATTTAGTTATAATTTAAAAGATGAAATAAGGATGAGGTTATTAACAACCTTCACTGGAATGTACAAACCCTTCATTATCATCTAATGACTCTAATTTGATGTTTGCATAATACGCAGTTTCCTTAATCTGTTCATCTATTTGTGTTATTAATGAAGTGTAATCGTATCGCCTTTGTATATCTGTGGCGATCAAATCTACTTCATCAAAGTTTAACTTAGGATAGGTCTTTTCGAGATACTTATCTATCTCAAATAGGATGGAGTTTTTCATACTAAGTGATGCTGGTGGTAGTCTTATTTAGTATGTTAAGTATCATTTTATTCTGTTATTCCTTCTGCTTCATTATCATTAATATCAGCAAGATTATCAGTCTTAAGTGTTGATAATAGTGTATCAGGTTGTGATGTTACGTTATCAACTAACTCATCATATAATTCTGCATCATATAAACATTCTATCCTCTCTTTAATCTCACTATCTGTTAATCTATCAAGTGAATTAGTAATATATTCTGTTGCTAATTCATACAAACATTGATGATCCATATTATCAACTTGTATCTCTACAAATTGCTCAATAAGTTCATCTCTTTGAGCAGATGTTAGTTTTTAGTCATTAGTTTAACCCCCAATTAATAGTAAGGTAATTATCATCATGGTAACGATCTAGGGCATCTAAATCATCACATTCAAAGATAAATTCTTCGCAAAAGTATTCAACAGAGATGTTCCCTAATTGTTCACAAGCACGAAGAATTTCACCTATTTGTTCATTAGAAAGATCCAATTCATCAATACAAAATGCAATGTCTCTTTCCATTTGTTCAGTTTTCATTGTTAGTGACTCCATACGAATTGTGGACTTTCAAGTATAATATCTCTTACTCTTTCACGATCTAAACTATCACCACCACCCCAACTATATGATACATTAAACCATCTTCCGTTATTACTTTTTGCCACTCTTATTCTATCTTGATATACATTTAGTGCATCTAATATATCTTGCTTAGTTAATCCTTTGATAGGATAGATTGTGTCACTATGTTCACCATAAAATAACCAAACATAGTCAACAAATTCATCAATAGTAAACATAATTAGAACTCCAAAATAATAATAAAGGACAGAAAAAAGGGGAGTTTAGTTATACTCCCAGAAAGCAGGTTCGCAAACTTTATCACTTAGAGAATCGTAATCTTCAAAATTAACATTCTCTGGAAGACCCATATCGTTGAAGTATCTTATTATTTCAACAAGTGCAGTTTCTTCTGCTTCGGTGATAGTTAGAGTGCGAAACTTGTCGTTAGTTTGTGACATAATTAGAAAAAAATTGAATGAGGTTTGTGTTAATTATTGGCAAAGATCGTCAAATCTTTTTTGTGCTTCATTTGCAATTTCTGGTAAATAACCTAACTCTGAATCTTGATCTATTGCGTCAAGTTGATTGAATGTTAGGTTATTTGCCTTTGCATATTCCACCCAAACTTCATCATAAATGTTCTCTAATAGTGTTTCATTTGCGAGAGTTGACATAAATTTGAAATTGAAATTGAACTGAGGAAGTAAACAATCATCCTAACTCGTTTACCGAGTCTAATTAGATTGTTCCCCCTCACTATAAGGACACTTTAAACGACCCCCCCCCTTATACTTTCGCCTCTACAATCCAATTTTCTTTGTTAACACTTTCCTTACACGATTGACAAGTTAATGATGACCATGAAAAGTGATAAACTGTACCCCATTCTCTACATTCAGGGCAGAGAATTTGCTTACCATTCTTTCCTGCTCTTGTGTTACGATTAACATTAGTCCAATAATAGTTTGCCATGATTAATGTCCTCCGTAAGGATCAATATGAGGTTGAAATAATGGTATTACGTTATCACCATTCTTATAGTAAAATGTGCCATCCGATGTACCTAATAAGGTCTTATCTTCCACTTCATTTATACCATCTTTACCCTCTAATTGTATTTTTTCACTATAAGCGTAATGATCTAAATCGTCATGTATTTGATTATATATTCCACTGTAATCAAAGTTATTAAATATCTTTTCCGTAAGCAAATCCTTCTGCTTTTGTGTTAATCCAGGATAGAAATCCTCGACTGCTGATGTAACATCAACCATTATGATTTTGTTGTCCATTAGATTAATTTAGTGAGTGAAATTACCATTAAGAAAGATAACATTATTACCACATCATGTGCCTTAGTTCTTATAAAGAATGGTAGACTAATTACATTGGCAATTAAGTGCATTAATGCTCCTAATGTTGCCGAAACGTGTAAAACAATAAAATAGGCAGTAACTATCAGGAATGACCCAATAATTCTGCCTTGTGTATCAATTTGCATAATTAAACTGTTTGTCTTGTTGTTGGATTAACTCCGATAACTCTTGCTTTTGGATTTCTATTTTTTGCTGTATCTATGGCATCATTTCTATTAACAGCATGAACAGATTCGGTGAATACTTTACCACCAACGTAGAGTTTTACATCAAAAATCATTAGTTTGTCCTCAAAATAGAGTTGTTCAAGTTATTTAATAGAGCAGAGATTATCTCATATAGAGATAACCACCTGCCCATCCAGTATAGTTTGGATCATGTAACTTAGCACGATCATTTATGATCCTTAAATCATATCTAACGTGCTTTGCTGGTGAGTTATATGATGCTGGTTTGAATACTTCGCCAGTATTCTTGTCAACGAAAGCATGAACACTTCCTTCTCGCCATTCATTACGATCTTGGAAAGTATCAAATTCTCGTTGCATAATTTTGTAATACTTGCGACCATTCTTTATAACAAAGTTAGTAAGATTTGCAGTTCCATTCTTTATACTTTCTAACTGATCTTTTGACCATTCAGATGTAAAGTTTTGGTGCATCCTTACACTATGTTGTTTGTAATTTTCCGTCAAAGATTCGCAATAGGTTTCAGTCCAATCGAGAACTCTTTCAGGTAAAGTTGACATAAATGCTCCAAAAAATGTGAATTAGTGGGAGAAACATTACAGGTAAGTAATTTTAATCCAACGTCATTTCTCTGCTTCTCGCTTTTGCATTAACCTTCCCCTAGTTAGGATAGGTGCTTGTCAGAGTAGTTGAACCTGTAACTGTTTCTCACTATAAGGACACTTTAAACGACCCCCCCCTATTGATTCATTGGTGATAGATTAAAATTTGCTTTACTAAATCCTTCTCTATTCACGACTTTAAATGTACCATAATCATTATGCAATACATAACCTTCATGGTCACACATTTCTTCTCCGATATAACACTCCATAAGATCATTACATGAGATATATGAGAACATATCAAGTTTAATTGTCTGCACTAATTTCCATAAACGAAGTACATTTACATCTATTTCATTATCATAGGCAAGTGCATCTAATGTTATATCATCCATCTCAATATCTGCACGAATACAAGCATTTAAATGCCTCTTAATTCTCTTGACTTGTTTATCATTAGGGAACTCGCATAATGTTGACATTTGCCTAGCAAATTTGCATAGGTTATGTATATCATCCCTTTGCTCATCTAGTGTTACAAATGGTCTAACAAATAGAACATTATCATCACTTTTTACGTTAAGAATTGCATCATTATCTACAACTGCATTTCGTAAATCGTCCTCCGCAGTATATACTGTATGAGGTGCAATAATTATATTATTTGTTACTACTTCATCGAAATAATAGGTAATAGTATTAGGTTGATACGCAATATTACCACCAACACCCATAAAATCACCCTGATAAATCTTATCAGTTCTAGGAAGATTATCCCAACATAGATGTAATATATGTGCTACATTTCCCTCATGATTCTTATCAATATCCTCATGCGATTCATTGATCTTAATTAACTTTTTGTTGAACACAGATTTAGTGCCTACAAAGAAGTTTCCAGACGCAGGATTGCAACCCCAAACTATTGCTGGCGCACCATCAATCTTAGCAGAGATCTTACCATTGGCAGTAAACCAATTAAGTACAGTTAAATCACCATTAAGGATAGAATCTTCGGGATGTTCAATATGCGTGTTTTTGGTCATAGTTTTCATCATATACAATAGGGACACTTTAAACGACCCCCCTTATTATTCATTATGGCATAAAAAAATGCCCTTTCGGGCATTTAGTGGTCAGTTATCTAAGTGATACACTCTCAGGAACTTTTACATCGAGATTATGTAGGATGTTTACTACAAATGCTTCAAGATAAATGAGAGGTAGTATAACAAAGTCAAGTCCTCTTAATTTAGTTAATTGAGAGAAATTAGGAAGAGATTTGGACTCTTGATTAACTTCTGGTTTCTCAATTTGTGGGGTTGATGTTACTTCTGTCACTTTACTTACCTTAGTTGGTGTAACTTTATTTACACGTTTTGGGGCAGTTGTTGTAACTTTCTTAACACTTGCCCTCGGAGTTGACTTTTTAATGGGTGCTGATGCAGTTTTAGCAGTTTTGGTTGCTGATGTGCGTCTGCGAGTTGCCATGTAGTCAAAAAATAAACAATAGAGTGAGAAGCAACCTAATTTGGCAAATTAGATTTCAACCTTCGAGTCAAAAGAACTGCTTCTTTTAACGGTCTGCCTTGCAGTAATGCAACCAAGTTTGGCAATCTTGGGTTCAACCTGACGGTCTGCCTTGCCCCTCACTATAAGGACACTTTAAACGACCCCCCCCTTGTTATAAGAAATCTTCTAATGTACCTCTTCTTTCTCCTACTCTTTTGTCTATTAGTTTACCATAATCCTCATGCAATTCGCACCCTATGTAATACCTTCCCAATGATTTTGCTACCATTGCAGTTGTACCACTACCCATAAATGGGTCAAGAATTATATCATTTTTCTCACTACCTGCTAATATACAAGGTTCAATCAATTCTGGTGGATAAGTAGCAAAATGTGCGCCTTTATATGGTTTCTTAGTTATAGTCCACACACTCCGTTTATTCTTCTTTGAATATGATTTAGTGAGTCCAGAATGAGGTTGTAAACCTGTACCTTCATTATGATATTTGCCTTTGGATCTATCACGAGTACCCCAATCTTTTGCTGGTTCTTTGATACTTTCATTGTCATAATAATAGTTCCTATTCTTAGCAAATAAGAAGATATATTCATGGGATTTAGTACATCTATCCCTTACACTTTCTGGCATTGGATTAGGTTTATGCCATATAATATCTTGTCTTAACCACCATCCATCTGCTCTTAATGCAAATGCCAACATCCAAGGAATACCCATCAAATCTTTATCTTTAAATCCCTCTAATTTGTTAGCACGTTTAGGATTTATCATAGGTAAATCTTGTCTAGTTTTAGAGAATGATTGTTTAGCATATTCTCCTGTACCAGATTTATAATTATAATAACTGTCACCAATATTCAACCATAATGTACCATCATCAGTGAGATTATCTCTCACTAATCTCATAACTTCCACCATTTGATTAATATATTCTTCTGGTGTTTGTTCTAATCCAATTTGATCTTTTTGCCCACCATAATCTCTTAAACCGTAATATGGTGGGGATGTTACACACATCCTTGCTTTTTCATCAAATTGTTTGAGTGTATCTCTACAATCTCCGTATAAAATAGTATCTCTCATTATGCTAAGATCTTATCAACAACTGCACTAACTCTCTTGGCGGTGCTAATACCAACTCTATCATAACATGGAACTACAACTAAACCAAACTTCTTATCTTCATTACCTGTACGAATTACACGACCAATAGTTTGACTAATGGTAATATAATTCATGTTACGCATAAACAATGCTGCTTCTAATCCTGGTACACTAATACCTTCACTAAGAATACTGTGATGCAATACAACAAACTTCTTATCATCTGCTGCACCCCACTCTCTTAATGTTTCAAAGAAAGTTTCACGATTTACT